TCAACAGCTATTGCACGACTAGCCTTGGGTATTACATGGGAAACTGAACCAACCCGTGCCGATGACCGCTTCTACTGGTCAGGCGACATCACTAACCCCAAGGCATTGGAAGACCGTGAGGAGGTCGACGAAGACGGCAACCCCATGTACGTCAAAGTGCTGGGTGAAGTTGACGGTGAGCCTGCAATGGTGGACAGCGATGAGCGTCTGGTCGCTAAGGGCTTGAAGTCCAACTGGATTGCTCAGGTCAAGGCTACCGCTGGAACAATGCTGGCTAGTACTGACTGGATGGTTATTCGCAAGGCAGAGCGTGACGTGGCTATCCCAGAGGCCGTGGTTACAAGCCGTGCGGCGATTGTGGCAGAAGCCGACCGACTTGAAGCGGCGATTAAGTTGTGCGAAAATGTTGAGCAACTGATTGCCGTTGTGAGCGCTCAGAACTGGGAAAATTAAACCATGTCCAACGAAGTCCAACTAACTGACGCGCAGATTGACGAAATCGCTGAGAAGGCGGCTGAACGTGCGTTCCAGAAGATTTATCAGAATGTTGGCAAATCGGTACTCACCAAGTTGACGTGGATGGTGGGCGCGGCTGTCGTTGGCTTATTCATGTGGCTTGGCAACAACGGCTCGCTGCCTAAATAATGCTACTTGAGTTGGCTGCGGCTAACGCCGCGTTCGCAGTCATCAAGCAGACGGTGGCTAACGGCGGCGACATAATGGCGGCGGGTCAGCACATCTTCAAGTTCTTTGACTCCAAGTCGGAGATTGCGAAGAAGGCCAACGCATCAGGCTCGGATTCAGAGGCTTTTTTTGCGCTAGAGCAGATTAAGCAAAACGAAAAAGACCTGCAAGAGATGTTTATCTATCAGGGTCGGGCTGGTCTATGGGATGACTGGCTGAAGTTCCAGAGTGACGCCAAACGCAAACGTGAGGCAGAGGCCAAGGCGATTGCACTAGAAAAGCTAAAACGTAAACAATTGATGTGGGCTTGGATAAACGGCGTATTGATTGTTATATCGGTTGTGACTGGGCTTATCTTTATTGCTGGCGTGGTCTGGGTGATAGTTAAGCGCGGTACTTTTTAACCGCAACCAAGGATATATATGACTGCTTTATTGGACATGGTTCGGCTGCCTAACGCTTACTACGGCTTATTAAATGACAACTTTAGCGGTTGCGAGGCCGTCAACATCTTTGGCTTTAACCGTGACGTGGCTACGGACTTTGAGACGCTATGGAACGACACCGGCTCTTATACGTTTCCGTCGGCACAGTCTGTTTTAACCGTTGTATCTACATCGGCAAGCGACACTATGACGTTGCTGATTAACGGCCTTGATGAAAACTACATTCAGCGCCAAGAAGTTGTTACGCTAACTGGCACAAGCGCAGTCACGACCGCACAGCAATTTTTCCGCATCAACAGCGCCGTTATATTGACTGGCTCCAACGTCGGCAATATCACCATCAAAATTGGCGCGACCTTACACGGCTACATCGAGGCTGGTCAAGGCGCGACGCAAGCGTGCGTATATACCGTACCGGCTGGCAAGTCGCTGTACTTGCTACGCATCGACCTAACGTCAGGCACGGTCAACCCAAACAAATACATCACCTACCGGCAAACGCTGCGCTCCAGCAACGGGCGCATTTTACGAGTAGCGGAGTCAACGTGGCAAACAGACCAACAATCGTTTGACCGGCAGATACCTTTTAAGATACCTGAGAAAACAGACTTTCAATTCGAGGCTAAGTCTTCAAGCGGCTCAAACGAGGTGTCTATATTCGTAGAGGGATTGATAGGGTGATGAATGAACTTATATCAATGGTGTCGAAGTTTGCTCCGGCTATCGGGACTGCGCTGGGTGGTCCTTTGGGCGGTATGGCAGTTAGTGCGCTTGCTAAACAATTTGGTGTCGCGGATGAAGTAGCGGCGGTCACAAAGGCAATTCAAGCAGACCCAGAGGCCGCCTTAAAACTAAAGCAACTTGAACATGACAAATTTAAAGCTATCCTTGAAGATAAGGCTAACGCTCGCGAGCGCGAGGCTACTGTGGCTGCGAGCGCAAACGCGCCTCTCATTAGTAAAATTGTCACGCCAACTCTTGCGCTTGGGGTCACAGGCTTATCGTTCTTGCTATTCGCGGTGCTCATCTTTGTTGAAGTGAAGCCCGAAGCCAAGGACATATTGATTTACATCTTAGGTGTCCTGTCCGCTGCGGTAACGCAAGTGCTATCGTATTATTTCGGTAGTAGCATGGGTAGCAAAGACAAGGATGAGAAACTGCGTAACGCCATTAAATAGGGGTTGATATGTCCGTATGGTTGCCCGTGTTGTTTATTTGTTTGTCCGCTAACAACAACTGCGAGTTTTATTCGGGCGACATATCAGTCTCTGTTGAACAATGCGCTGCCCAAAACGATAAGGCCGAGGCGCTAATAAAGCGAAGCGGCAAGGCACAGGCATACCGAATGGCGTGCATAGAAATCAAACCGAAAGCGAACGACTCACTATGAAATTTGCCGAAGCACTCGACCACGTTTTAAAGCATGAGGGCGGCTTTGTTGACCATCCTAAAGACCCCGGTGGTATGACCAACCTCGGCGTCACCCGCGCAGTTTGGGAAGATTGGGTGGGGCGCGAGTCAAGCGAATCCGAGATGCGTGCGCTAACGCCAACCGATGTATCTACATTGTATAAACGCAAATACTGGGACAGGGTTAAAGGCGATGAACTGCCAGACGGCCTTAACTACTGTGTGTTTGACGCTGCAGTTAATTCGGGCACGGGCAGGGCGGCTAAGTGGTTGCAGGAGGCCGTAGGCGCGGTTGCTGACGGCGCTATTGGACCGAATACATTGGCAAAGGTCGCAGAACACTCACCAGATGCTTTGGTCAATGCTTACTGCGATATACGGATGAATTTTCTAAAGGGCTTATCAACCTTTGAGATATTCGGCAAAGGGTGGACTAGGCGCGTTGATGGCGTGCGTCAGGCCGCGCTAGATGCAAGCCGAATATAAAGTAGTCACTAGGAAGTCAATTCTCTTGGCGTACCAGATGCTAAGAGGCATGGAGCCGTTTTGCGGTTGGAAGCTGCCCGCCACCATACAGACCAAAGTGGTTAACGACATATCGATGTACGGCTGCTTTGAAGACCCCGACATAATCACAATCAGCACGGCTCGCGTCTGGGACGTCAGCCAGCTAGTCGCCACGGTTGCCCACGAGATGATTCATCTGCGGCAATACCGGCTAAAACAATTAGATGACACGACACCGCATGATGCTTACTTTATGGAGCAAGCGCGATTGGTGTGCGTTGGCCTCGGCTTTGACAAGGAAAATTTCTGATGAACAAGCGAATCATTACCAACGAAGAATTTATCGAACTTTGGCGGGTGCATCAGTCAGCGGCAAAGATAGCCAAGCTAACTGGTATTTCCGAGCGCAACGTCCACCACCGCCGCCGCGATATTGAAGCCAAACACGATACCGTACTGGTTGCGGCAAGCAATAAAAACAGCGTAGCGCAAGCGTATGGGCACATCAATTTGGGCATGGAGAACGGCACGGTCATTGTGTTTAGTGATGCCCACTTCCAGCTAGGTCGGCGCACCACGGCCTTTAAAGCGTTGCTTTGGCTCATTGGTGAACTCAAGCCCAAGGTAGTGATAAATAATGGCGACGCCTTTGATGGCGCACAGGCGAGCAGGCATCCAGCTAACGGGTGGGATGTAACGCCGACGATTATTCAAGAGTTAAACGCTTGCAAAATGTTTCTTGGTGAGATTCAAGAGGCCGCTGGCGACGCTAAATTTATCTGGACGCTGGGCAACCACGACGCTAGATTTTCTACTCGGCTGGCAACCGTAGCGCCAGAGTTCCAAGGCGTTGAGGGCTTTCGGCTAGAAGACCACTTCCCTGATTGGCAACACGTTGTTAGCTGCATGGTCAACGATTCAATAATGGTTAAACACCGATGGAAAGGTGGAATACACGCCACGCATAACAATGCCGTCGGAAGTGGTGTGAGCGTCTGTACTGGGCACCTGCACAGCGCCAAGGTCACGCCTGTGACGGATTACACGGGCACTAGGTATGGGGTTGACTGTGGCACGCTCGCCGAGGCGTTTGGTGAACAGTTCATGTATGCCGAGAACAACCCGCGCAATTGGCGGTCGGCTTTCGCGGTGCTAAACATTGTAAACGGGCACCTCTTGATGCCCGAGTTATGTATGGTTAGCGACCTTGCGGATGATTGTGTGGAGTGGCGGGGGGAATTGATTGACGTGAGCGAGTTTTGACCACCGATTCATTCGTGGTGAACCGATGACCATTAGCACATTCGTAACGGCGGTATGTTGAACCGTCGCCGCGCTGCCTAGTTTCTTTTACGTCGCACCAAGCCCCGCATGGGGTTGGGCACTTCATTCTTTGACGAATACCCCATTTGACAGAAGCGTGCCTTTGCGGTCTTTAATCTGGCTGTATGCCGAATCCATGCACGACACCAAATCAATGTCTTGGATGGCGCAGTAGTTCACAAGGCAGACCATCACGTCACCCACGGCGTCTACGATTTCATCCTTGTCGTTCTTGATGGTGGCGTCAGCCAGTTCACCCATTTCGGATACGGCCTTAAGCAACTGAGCCTCGGCTGTGCTGTTCTGGATGATGCGCCGGGCGGTAGACCATTGCACTATCTTCATCTCTACATTCGCGTAACTCATACTTTCACCTCACGACCATCTTTGTAAATTAACTTGTTGTTCCTACGGCTGGGGTGCTCTTGGTGGTCATCAGCGCCCGGTCGCACGGCTGGCATGGTCAATTCGGGGCAAGTGTAAACGCCTTGCATCTTGCTGAACGATTGCGATTGTGCAACCTCGATTTGCTCTTTTAAGTTCATTTGTTCTCTAACGCCTTTTCTAGTTGGTTGCGAGCGCCGTCAATATCAAGCGCCTCGAGTCGGTTGCATTGGTATCCACCAAAGTCATTCATATACATTGCCTCCAGCGTGTCTAGGAGGTCTTGCGCTGCCTGTTCTACTGTCATGCTACGTCCCTATCAAAAAACAATTTAAAGCGCTCTAGGAGCGTCTGACGGCGTCTTAGCAGTATTGTCTGCCACCATATATCGTTTGCGTTCATGTGCGACCGTGTAGGCGGCTCATAGCGGCATCCGATGATAACGCGGCCTGTGTTGTAGCCGTTCACGATAAGGCCACCACGATGATTGCGGGCACGGTCATTATTGCCGCGACGATAACTGCTGATAATACGTCTTTCATTTCAATCCTCCAATGCGCGGTCGCGCTCAACATCATACTGGTCTGCCATGTAGTCATCGTAGGCCTCCGCTGCCTCAATGTCGTATGGCTCGGTTTCTGCTGGTTCGTAGTTGTAGTCTTGCATGGTGTTCCCCTTTTGATTATTCTTGGCACAAAACCGCGTCTGAACCCCACTTGTCGCCAGTGCGGAAAACAATGGCACGAACGCTGGTGATTGAAGCGCCGCCAGTGGTCACCCATGCAGGAGCCATCTCATCACGCTCAGACAAACCAAGTTGCTTTTGAACGCGACTGTTAGTCCCGATGGGAACAAACTTGCGACCGTATTTTGCCGCCTCATCATCAGATAAAAGCCAAGATGCGCCAAATTTTGTATCAATGACTTTTGCCATAACGCGACGGTCGCCATCATACAAGCCGCCAAAAACAGCCATGTTGCCGTTCTCAATAATTGCGGCTTTTTCTCGGTCAACTTGCGCCATAATGTCGTGCGCCCATTGGCTCATAAAGCCATCGGTGTCACAACGCTCGAACGATTCGTAGCTAGCGTCAATATGCTTAGAAGCTGAGTCGCGGTATTGTTGTGCTGTTGTCATTTTAAAATCTCCCGTTTGGTTGCGATGATTCATTATAACCACAAAAAACCACAAACAAGCAAGAGATAGTAAAAATATTTTTAGTACGGGTCAGCCTAGTTGTTTTTTCAGCAAATAAGCGATATGACCCGACACCGAACGAGACTCGGCCTTGGCTTGCGCCTTGACCTTTTCGTAGACTTCGATAGGTAGCCGCATAGTGACGAATTTGCTTGTTGTGTCTTTTTCCATAATTTACCTTTGGTTTACCAAGCGCCGAACCACACGCCGATGCCGTGTATCCATGCGACTGGGAAGAATAATGCGCCCGCAATCAGGAAGCCCCATGCGTCCTGTGCTATGCAGACAATGATGTGCGTGAGCCAGCTACCCGCTAGGATAGCCAGCAACGCGATGCCAAGTGGTTCCTGCATCGCTTGTGCCTAGAACGGCATATCGTCATCAAGGTCAGCAACGGCTGCCTTAGCAACTGGCTTGGCGGCCTGTTGGTCTTTGGGCTTGAAGCTGAATGACATGAACTTTTTGCCGTTGCTGGCGGTCTTGAGCCATGCGCTCATCCAAACCTCTTGCCCGCCCACCAAAGCGGAGCCGGTGTAGTCGGGGTGGTTGTCGGTCTCTTTCTTGTCGTTCTTAAACAACGAGCCGCTGTTGTCTTTTTGTTCGTATGCCATGTCGTTTATCCTTTGGTTAAAAAATACTGTGCGAATGTCTTGCCGTTTTGCTTTTTGTCCACCGTCTTGATTTCGTACCCGCGACCGCGTAAGACGTGAATAACCGCCGCCAAGCGGAAGCATCCGTAGTGCTCCAACGCCTCCAACGGGGTGATTGACTTGCGGTTAAGGTGGGTCAAGATAGATTCAATTTGCGATTTCATTGTTTACTCTCCTAGTTTTGCTTGCAGGGTTTTAAATTTAGCGTTCATCTCATCCAAGAACTTAATGATTTCGCTTTCCATGTCCTCAACGAACTTTTCATCACGCTCTACGCGTTTTATGAATAGTTGTCCGTTTTCGGGCATCCTTGGGTCGAAGACCGCGTAGTCACACCACTTCCGCTGCGTGCAAGACATTTGCATTTGCATTTGAGCGAAGTATTTATGCGGCACGGTTTCGTTAATAAGCGTATCAATCATCGTCGCAGTGTTGGGGCACTTAATCTCGACCAAGCCATCATTGCCCACCAAGCCGTCTGGAGAGGCTCCAACGCCCTCAATCGTCGGGTGCGGCACAAAGCCAATCTCATCGACCAAAACATTTTTACGAGCCTCATACGCGGCTCGCGCAAAAGTTTCTTGGTCTGAACCCCATTGCATCGCGGCGCTATTAAACGACTCGGCGACCTTGCCTGTGAATTTCTCAACAATCAGTTGCGCCATGTAGTTGTCGCGGCTCGCTGAGTAGCCAGATTTAGTACGCGCCATTAAATCAGCTATACGGCTTGCGGTCACCTTGCCAGCGCGAGCCGCAAACCATTCTTCTGTGCCTTGCTCCATTACAGTTCTGCCTTTCGTGCGTTTTTAGCAGCGATGATTTGCGACTTCAACTCTGGGTCTGTGCCGCACGCTTTTAACGCGATGGTGTAGTGTGTTTTTAAGTTGTCTAAACTGTCTGCGGTTTCAACTGCGACCAAGTAGTTGTTAAACACGTCTGCATCCATGACGTATTTGTACTTGCGCGTTGCCGCGTTGCCATCGTCATCTTCCGCAGCGATACCACAAGCCGCCATCACCGAGTAACGACGTGCGTATGTAAGCGCCGAGCCGTAGCCCTGTGGGTCTTGCTTGCTTGCAGGGACGTGCAGCTTGCCACCGCGTATGGTCTCGCCTGATTCGTGCATAAACACGGTCTCGACGGTTACGCCTGTCGCATCCTCTGACGTCTCTTGCAACAGCGCGATGCCGTGGTTTAACAGCGCGTCGTTGACGGCCTCCAAGCAACCGGCAAGGTCTGCGTACTTGCTTTTGAAATGCGGGTTCGTGCTAGTCTTCAATGCTGGCGCAAACTCGCGCTTGGCGGCTACAAAAGCCTTTGCTATGTGGTTCATTTCCATCCTCCTACTACTACTTCATCAAAGTGCTCTGCGCCAAATATCGTGCCCTCAAAATGCGGCATATCCTCGGCCTCCATCGCTTGCTCCAGCGACATAACCGCGTCGATATAAAACGGGCTGAGTGGGTCAACCAAGGTCTTGAGCAACGCCAAGCCCTCCGGATTGATTGAGTAAACTCTGTGTGCCATATTGTTCCCCTTTTGTGTGTGTAGCGACTTGCTACGGTGTAATTATAAGTGAAAAAATTTACGTTTAGAGTAGGGGATAACCCTATTTACAAAAATAAATTTCTACCCTCATAATCCGCCATGAACCCAACATTTCAAGACTTTATGGCAGACCTGAACGCCCTTGTGCGTCAGCAGCCTGATACCGAAATCGAGGCCATCATCTGGTTGTCTAGCTTGCAATTCAACTGCGTCATGGCTATTGAGACTATCCAACGCAACGACCTAAACAAAGAGAATTTCGGAGGCACAGACTGATGAGCGACCCAGTAAACCACCCGCCGCACTACACCGAGCACCCGTCTGGAATCGAGTGTATTCAAGTGACTGAGCACCTTTCGTTCTGCGTTGGCAATGCGATTAAGTATCTGTGGCGCGCAGATTTAAAGCACCCCGATGCGATACAAGACCTAAAAAAAGCTGTCTGGTATATCAACCGCGAAATTGAACTGCGCCAAAAACGGGTATAATTGTTTGAAACGCGGCTAGGTTGGGATTTGCTCCCCGACCGAAAGAAGTTCCTCCCTCTTCTGCCGTTGTTTCTTTTCTTTGGGAGCGTTTAAAAGGTGAGCAATATGCACTATTACAAGTTCAACATTGCCGACTATCGGAAAGACACGGGGCACTTGTCTACGGTAGAACACGGCATTTACCGCCAACTGATTGACTGGTATTACCTCGACGAAAAGCCGATACCGATAGAAACCCAAGTGGTTATGCGTCGGTTAAGACTCGGTTCTGAACATGAGGCTGCTCTGCAAAATGTCCTTGCTGATTTCTTTATTAAAGGCAAGGATGGCTACAAGCAGGGTCGCATAGATTTGGAAATTAACGAATACCATAGCCAAGCTGACAAAAACCGAACCAACGGCAAGATAGGTGGGAGGCCAAAGAAAACCCAGTCGGTTATTTCTGGGAACCCAGACGAAAGCGAAAATAACCCTAACCATAAACCACTAACTAAGAAACCATTAACTAATAAACCAAGTAGTAATGCAACGCGCGGGACGCGGTTGCCAACCGACTGGAAACCTAATGCTGATTTAGCTGAATGGTCAAAGGCGGAACGCCCCGACCTTGACCTGCGAAAAGTATTTGCTGAGTTCAAAGACTACTGGTCATCAATCCCCGGTAGCAAAGGCGTCCGCCTTGATTGGGATGCGACTTGGCGTAACTGGGTACGCAAGCAAACCGCCGCCAAGCAAACCTACGCACAAGTTGCCGCCGACGTAGCGCGAACAACAACGCCAGCACCAGCGAATCAAGACGCAGCGCTCAAGCAAATAATGGCCGACCGCGAGAACTGTTCGCCACCGCCCGAGCACATCCGCGCAATGATGAAAGGTATTCTGGGGGTGAAAAATGCGTAAGAAGTCAAAATATAAACCGCGTGGGGTCAAGCTCGATGCAGTCAGTTGGGTTTTGACTGGCATGACAAAAGTATCAGCTAAAGAGTCCGAGTACGTCACGATGCACTTGAAAAACATGAGTGCGCTTGACTCGCTGACAAAAGGCACGGCAACGCGAAGTGAAGTGGACGTAGTGATTGGTGTAATTAACGTCGCTGAGGCGCTTTGTGAACTTGGGTTCGGTAAAGAGTATCACCAGTTGGTTTTAAGCGCGTCTAGCGCCCTGTACGACGTTTGCAAACGGTCTTTGAGTATGGGCGATAGATTCGTATGCCGAGGCCAAGAGTTGGCAGCGATAAAAGATGGCTACGAGGTGCACGACGCGCAGATGGAGACGTGCACCATCGCCGACTTGGACAAAGCGTTAGACATTATTGAAGCCGTATTGAAAGCAAAGAAAGCGAAGGTCATCGATGCCTAGAAAGCTAATCCAAATTGACCACATCATGTTTTGTAAGACATGGCGCCTGTTCGACTACTACGAAAAGCAAATGAGTGCCCATGACCTAGCGGACGCTTTGCAGATAGCCATCCTGACGTCTTGGAAGTGGTGTCGCGCTTTACACGCGCAAGGGCTTATCCATATATGCGATTGGCGACAGGACACATTAGGCCGTTATCAGACTCCGGTGTACGCCTACGGCGATAAGCTGGACAAGCCTAAGCCGCGCAAGACCAACTTAGACCGTCGGCTTGAGTACGAGCGCAGGAAAGAATTACGAAAGCAAGCAAGGGCAGAAAAAAAGGCAAAAAATGATTCAATATCAAATCACAATGACGAACATAAAGACTCACTTTTCGCAAGTGCGTCAGTTGAAGACACCACTAATAGACTTTTTAATGGAGCCGAGCAATGTTGATTACCCTCGAATTTTGGTTTTCGTATCTGCTGTCGGTGCTGTGTCTTTTTGCGCTGGCATTGTTTATCAACTCACGTTTGGGTGACTACGAATGAGCACAATAAACAAACCACAAAACCCAGTGGCTTGGGTAACTTCCGAATCTCTGCGAAGTTTGCAAAGGGGTGGCAACGGAAAAGGTACTGTACCAGTTCACAAAGCACCAAGTCGTAAGTCAAATTCCCCTTTGTACGCCGAACCGCAAAAACGTGAATGGGTTGGTCTGACGGATGAGGAGATGGATGAAGCATTGAACTCGTGTGATACGACAGATATATACAAGTATTTCAGAGCCATTGAAGCCAAGCTGAAAGCGAAGAACACATGAGCAAAACACTAGCCAACAAAATATTAGACAGGATTCGAGATGGTGCAATCTACCCTCCCCACGTCGTTGACGAAGCACTCAAAGCAACGGGCGACTTGGAAATCCCCATTTACTGATGAGCAGCGCACGCACTTTGCCAAGGTTGCCGCCGAGCAAAAGCAAATCGACAACATGGCAACGGCGCGTGAACTGGTGCAGATGTTCTATGCCAAAGACAAAGGCATCCGCAACACTTGGCTACGGGAGGCGCTTAACCGCATCGCCAGTAAGCAGGGCAGCGGGCACGCTCACAACATCCGCACTTGCATGACAGCAGTCAGGACGAACGAATATGAAAATGACCTTGCGTAATAGCAATGAAGGCGTCAAGCAGATGCGCCAGCTATGGGTGAAGATGAAGGAGTCGCTGGATACGGGCGTAGCGTTGACCGTGCAGGTTGAACGCGAAAACCGAACGCTTGACCAGAACGCGATGTATCATTCCATCATCCACCAAATCGCTAAACAGGCTCAACATTTAGGCTCAACTTGGGACGCTGAATCTTGGAAGCGACTTTTGGTGGATGCCTACACTAAAGAGCAATGGTCTGGAAGTTCGGGGCAAGTCATTCCCAATCTGACGGGCGATGGCATTGTGCAATTGGGTTTACAGACCCGTAAATTTACTAAGCAACAAGCGTCCGAGTTCACCGAGTGGCTGATGGCTTGGGCAGCGCAAAATGGGGTGGTGCTCGATGAAGGGTAAAACACGGTCGGCCTCGGAAAAGGCACTACAAGACCGAATCGCACAATTAGGTTGCATCGCTTGTTTAAAGGATGGCGTCTTCAATGACTTGGTATCCATTCACCATATCGACGGGCGAACCAAGCCAGACGCACACACAAAGGTTTTACCGCTATGCGCCGGTCACCACCAAGACGGCACGGGTCACGCAGGGCTTATAGCGGTTCACCCTTGGAAGAAACGGTTTGAACAACGATACGGCGGGCAGTACGCTTTACTGGATGAGGTTATGCGGATGATTGACGACCAATGAAAATATTAGGCATAGACCCCGGCTTTAGCGGCGCTTGGGGGATGATTGACTGGCACGGCGACTTTGTGGCTTGCGGCGATATGCTAAACGACAGCAAACAGCTACTGACCAACGACATACACAGCGAGATAAGCCAAGCCCGCGATGCGTGCGACCTTGAGATATGCGTGGAAGCCGTACACTCGATGCCCGCGCAAGGTGTAGCTTCCACGTTTAAATTCGGCATAGCGTTTGGCATGGCCTTGGCGCTAACGCAGCGCATCAACGCGCCGACGCACATGGTCACGCCTCAGAAGTGGAAACGCGACCTTGGCCTGACGAGCGATAAAAACGACTCGCTAGACCTTGCCCGCAAGCTATGGCCTAACGCACCGCTGACCCGTAAAAAAGACAACGGGCGAGCCGAGGCATTGCTACTTGCACACTGGTGGCGCTTGGAACTACAATGAACCGTTCTCCTGTTGGATTGCTCCAACTTGCGCCATCCTAGAGGTGGCGTTTTTTTACATGAGGTGAGATATGCCAGTTAAGCGCGGCAAAGAAACATTCGCCGGTTACAACAAGCCAAAGCGAACGCCAAGCCACCCAGAGAAAAGCCACGCGGTGCTGGCTAAGTCTGGCGACGATGTAAAGCTGATTCGTTTTGGTCAGCAAGGCGTAAGTGGCTCGCCTAAGCGTGAAGGCGAATCTAAAGCGGATGCGACAAGACGTGCGTCGTTCAAGGCTAGGCACGCTGAGAATATCGCCAAGGGCAAGATGAGCGCAGCGTACTGGGCAGACAAAGTTAAATGGTGATAAGATAGCCTCGCTTGGGCTTGGCCTTGTGGGTTAAGCCAGAAAGCGCAAATTTTTACCTTGTGGGTCAAAATGGCAAAACAGCAAATTGAGCAAGTCTCTATCGAGGCGCTGATTCCCTACGCTCGGAACAGCCGCACACACTCGGACGCGCAAGTCGCGCAGATAGCCGCAAGCATTAAAGAGTTCGGCTTTACCAACCCCGTACTGATTGACCAAGACGGCGGCATTATTGCTGGTCACGGTCGCACATTGGCGGCACGCAAGCTGGGGCTGGACGAAGTGCCTTGCTTACGGTTAGCGCACCTTGCCGAAGCGCAAAAGAAAGCCTACATCATTGCCGACAACAAGTTGGCGCTAAACGCAGGGTGGGACGATGAGATGCTCAAGGTTGAGATAAGCGAGTTAAAAGACTTAGACTTTGACCTATCCCTGATTGGCTTTGACGCCGATGAGTTGCAAAAACTTGTCGAAGACGTTTCGTTTGAACCTGCGACAGAAGATGACCAAGGCAAACTAGACGAACTTGACCCAAAATGGATTTGTTGCCCTAAGTGCGGGAGTGAGTTTGATGCAAGACAAGCCTGAATTAAAAATCAATTGGGCAAGCCATGAAGCGGCAAAATACGCCTGCGTAAATTGGCATTACAGCAAATCAACTCCTGTTCCGCCATTAGTAAAAATTGGAGCATGGGAGAATGACAAATTTATTGGTGTTGTTATCTTTAGCAGAGGTGCATCATCTAATTTAATGTCTCCATACAATCTTGGGCAAGATGAAGGGTGCGAGTTAACACGCATTGCTATGACAAATCATGTCACGCCCATTAGTCGAATTGTAAGACTTGCAATATTGTTCTTAAAGAAAAATAGCCCTAATTTAAGACTGATTGTTTCGTTTGCTGACCCGCAATACGGTCATCATGGCGGCATATATCAAGCGGGCAATTGGCTTTATTGTGGCGATACTGCTGCTGGAGTTGAGTATTGGCACAACGGCAAAAGGTTGCACTCAAGGCAGGTAAGTGAAAAAGGTTGGAATATTCAACAAGGTCAAAAAAGAAAAACAGTAAAACCTAGCGAGTGCAAAATAATCAAAACTGCTGGCAAGCATCGTTACTTAATGCCGTTAGATGAAAATATGCGTGCTAAAATTGCATCATTAGCAAAGCCTTACCCTAAGCGTGTCAAAAAGCAGGATTCTGAGCACCCCTCGGAACTGGGCGGGGCAGTACCGACCGACACGCTCCATTCATTAGAGGTTGCCAATGGCTAAGGTAGGCAACCAAGGCGATGGTGGAGGCCGACCACTTATAGTATTCGACGCAGCGCAGACCGCACAAGTCGAGGCGCTTGCCGCTGTACTTTCTAAAGGCCAGATGGCGGACTATTTCAGCATTAGCGAGACAACCTTGCGTGAAGTAGAAAGCCGCCAGCCCGAGGTTTTTGACGCGTATAAAAGAGGCAAGGCCAAAGCCATTGGTAATGTAGCCAAGAACCTTATCAGCCAAGCGCAAAACGGCAACATCTCGGCAGCTATCTTTTACCTAAAGACGCAAGCCGGTTGGCGTGAAGACAAAGAGCAAACTGATACGCGCCCGACGGTCAATATCAACTACGTTACGCCTGATGACCACAATAGCGCCGACTAAGCCACAGCATAGATACATCAAGACAAAGGCGCGTTTCCCCGCGTTCGTTGCTGGGTTCGGTGCGGGTAAGACTGAGGCAGCGGTATTGCGCTCGGTAATGGGTTTGCTTGAAGCGCCCGGATGCAACAGGGGCTTTTATGAGCCGACCTATGACCTTATACGCATGATTGCGTTTCCGCGCTTTGAGGCCGTTCTGAACGACTTGGGGCTGGCTTACACGTTGGTGAAGTCGCCAAGCAACTACATCGATATTCACGGGTACGGGCATATCTACTTTCGCTCGATGGACAATCCAAGCCGCATTGTTGGCTACGAGCACGCCGACGCTGACGTTGACGAACTGGACACGCTAAAGAAAGATGACGCGGCTTACGTTTGGCGGCAAATCCTAGCGCGCAACCGGCAAAAGAAACCGAACGGGCAAAGCAATACCATCGGGGTAACGACAACGCCAGAGGGGTTTAGGTTCGTCTACGATACATGGAAGAAGAACCCAAAGGACGGCTACGAGATAATCCAAGCGCCAACACGGTCGAACCCGCATCTACCGATTGATTACATCGAAGGGCTAAAGGGCATCTACCCTGAGCACTTGCTGGCGGCTTACCTTGACGGGCAGTTTGTAAACCTAAACAGCGGTTCGGTGTACGCAAGCTACAACCGCACGGCGCACAACACCGATGAGGTTATACGCAAGGATGATAAGGGCGCAGAGCCTTTGTTTATCGGGTGCGACTTCAACGTAACCAAACAGGCCGCGACCGTATATGTACGCAGGGACGGTGGCAACCAATGGCACGCCGTTGAGGAGCTGACCAATATGTACGACACGCCTGAGATGATTGACGTTATCAAAGGCCGGTACGCCGAGCACCAGATTTACATCTACCCTGACGCAAGCGGCAAGGCGCGTAAAACGGTCAATGCTTCCCTCTCGGATATATCTTTGCTAGAATCGGCTGGTTTTTATGTACGCGTAAATAACCGCAACCCCGGCGTTAGGGATAGAATTATGGCAACCAATGCCGCGTTTGAGGCGGGTCGCTTATTTGTTAATGCCAAGGCTTGCCCGACGGTGGCGCAAAGCCTTGAGCAACAGGTGTACAAGAACGGCGAGCCAGACAAGAGCAGCGGCGTTGACCACCAAAACGATGCGACAACGTATCCGATAGCGTTTGAGATGCCAATCGTGCGACCTGTGGCAAATGTAAATTTTGGCTTTGCATTGTAATGTGGCTAAAATAGCACAAAGGAACCGACTATGGCTGTAAGTAATCCGCACCCCGAATATCAAAAGTATTTGCCCGTCTGGGCGCGAACGCGAGACGCGGTTAAAGGTTCACGGGCGGTCAAAGAGAAAAAGCATCAATACTTACCAGTCCCTGACAACACATCGGGCGACGAAGCAAAGGGTACGGAGACAATCCGATACCGGCAATATATCAAGCGTGCCGTATATACGAACTTCACAGGCCGCACCAAGAACGCGCTAGTAGGCGCGGCTTTCCGCAAGCAACCCGACTTCGTACTGCCCGACCAGTTGGGCTACCTGTTGCAAGACGCTACGGGCGACGGCCTGTCATTGGTTCAGTTAGCCAAAGATGAATTGTCGAACCTGTTGGAGACGGGTCGCACGTCGTTCCTAGTGGACTACCCTGCGACGGATGAAAACCTAAGCGCCGAGCAAGTGGCTCGCATGAGTCTACAAGCAACCATCATCCCGTACACCGCCGAGCAGGTGGTTAACTGGCGTACCGATAACGTAAACGGTCGCCGCCTGTTGGTGTTGGTGGTGCTCGCCGAGAATTACAGCGTGCAGAAAGACGAGTTTGACCACACGGCTGACGTGCAGTACCGCGTGCTACGCTTGCGTGAGGACGGCTACACGACGCAGATTTACCGCGATGACGAACCCTACACCGAGGAGTCATACCCGACCAAAGCCGACGGCAGCCGTTGGGAAGAAATCCCGTTTCAGTTCGTTGGCGCAAAGAACAACGACAGCACGATTGACGAGGCGCCGTTAGCAGACATTGCCGACGTGAATATGGCGCACTACCGCAACAGCGCCGACTACGAGGAGTCCTGTTTCTTGGTGGGTCAGCCTAGCCTGTTCATTACGCACAGCCTGAGCGCGGAGCAATGGAAGCAATACAACCCGCAAGGCATCAAGCTAGGCTCGCGCTCTGGGCACGTTCTAGGCGACTCAGGTTCGGCTACGCTATTGCAAGCTAACCCCAACCAGTTGGTAATGGAGGCCATGCGAGCCAAAGAGGGCGCGATGGTTGCTATCGGTGCACGCATCATTACCGACCGCGCTGGCAACGAGACCGCCGAGGGTGCGCGTATTCGCTTTGCATCCGAGAATAGCGTGCTAGGTGACTTGGTAGACAACCTGTCCGAGGGCATAGAGATTTGCTTGCAATGGGTAGGCGAGTTCATGGGCTTGCCGCCAGAGGATATTGAGTTCCACATCAACACCGAGTTCTACGACAAGTCGGTTGACCCGCAGTTGATTATGTCTATGGTCACGCTGATGGACAGGGACATTATTGGCGAGAAGGACATTTTCGACCGCCTAAAGAGCGCCGGAGTTGTAGACCCTGAGCGCACCCTTGAAGATGTACGCGAAGAACGTGGAACCGCTAACCCGCTGATTTAATGTCAACCAACACGGCTTTAATCGACGCGGCAACGCGACACCAAGTATTTGTCCAGCTATACGCTGCGGGCAGAGAAAAAGAGGCTATCGAGGCCATCGACTCGCTGATTGAACAAGTAGCAAACCGCATATCCGGCGGCAACCTTACGGCCTTGTCTCGCGCTAGGCAACAAGAGTTGCTAATGGACTTGCGTCTACTTGCCGACCAGTTGAACGACGACCTAGCCGACAAGATAATCCAAGAGGCCATCGACTTTGCCGAGTACGAAGCCGAGTTCAGCAAACGGATGTTCGACAACACGATACGCACGACCACGGTGCTACCCGCGATGGCGCAACTAGAGGCTAGCGTATTCACGTCGATAATGAACCTAGCGCCTAGTCAGGGCTACACCATCCGCGATGCGCTAAAGACGTTTGGCAAGAAGAAGTCCGAGCAGATTGTGCAAACGATACGCGACGGGATAGCACTAGGTGATGCGAACGGCACGATACAAACGGCGGTAAAGAACCTTGCGCCTATACAGAAATCACAAGCGGCAACGATTGTCCGCACGGTAGCCAACCATGTATCGGTGCAAGCCCGCGACGTAGTGATGCGTGATAACAAAGACCTATTCACCGGCTACGAGTGGGTGTCTACGCTGGACGCACGCACCAGTTTGATTTGCATGAACCGTGACGGCCTCATCTACCCGTTCGCACCGGAAAGCCCGAAGCCTCCCGCGCACTTTGGTTGCCGTAGCACTATCGTGCCAATTGTTGACCCTAAAATCAGCCCTATCAGCGGATTAAAAGGTCAGCGACCATCAGTCGGCGCACAGGGCGCAAAGCAAGTCCCAGCGACCACGACATACGAGCAATGGCTAAAGAGGCAGCCAGCTAGTTTTCAGGACACAGTTTTAGGACCATCGCGGGGCAAGTTGTTCCGCAATGGTGATTTGAGCATTGGGCGGTTTGTTGATAGCCAAGGTAGAACCTTGACCCTTGACGAACTGCGCCGATTGGAACCGCAAGCATTTGATGACGCGGGCATTTAACGTGGCAGAGCCACAACATTTAAACCAGAGGTAAATAAATGGACTTCCTAAAAGACATTGAACTAGACGAGACGGTAAAGGCGCAAATTGCCGAGGCCGTAACCGCACACACGCAAGCGCAAATCGAGGCAAGCATCACCGGCTTGAAGTCGAAGAACGACGAACTGCTTGCTGAGAAAAAGCGGGTACAACGCGAGAGAGACGAAGCCGCCAACCTAGCCAAAGCCGAGGCCGAAGAAAAAGCCAAAGCAAGCAATGACTACAAACAGTTATTCGAGGCGCAAAAGAATGAGGCCGACCAGCTAAAGGCAAAGATGGAGGAGTTAAACACCAACATCAAGCGCGGGCAGATTAAAACGACTGCCGCCAAGATTGCCGCTGGCCTTACCAAAGACACAGCGCGGGCAAATTTGCTCGAGCAACAAATCAGCGCTCGGTTGACATTAACCGACGATGGTATTAAAGTTTTAGATGATAGCGGTCAATTAACAGTTTCCACTTTGGATGACTTGACTGCTACAATCAAAACTGCGTACCCGTTCCTAGTGGACGGGTCACAGGCAAACGGTAGCGGAGCTACACGGTCACAAGGCAGAGCCGATGGTGGTCGAAAACAAGTTAGTCGCTCAGACTTTGACGTTATGGCACAATCAGAACGCGCCAAATTCGTTAAAGATGGCGGTAAAGTAATTTCAGATTGACCATTTTCAAAGGAACTTCACAATGGCAAACGTATTAGACAACCTTGCAGCGGACATTTATAAAGCCGCTGACGTAGTAGGCCGCGAGTTAGTCGGCTTCATCCCATCAGCTACCATTAACGCCAACGGCTCCGAGCGTGCCGCTAAGGGTGACAATGTTCGTGCCTCATTCACACGCGCAGCTACCGCTGTAAACGTGGCTGAGTCAATGACCATCCCCGAAGGTACAGACCAGACGGTTGATAACAAGACATTGGTTATCAGCAAGGCTCGCGCTGTGCAAATCCCTTACACCGGCGAGGACGTGCGTCACCTGAACAACGGTATCGGTTTTGAGACCGTCTACGGTGACCAAATCAAGCAAGCTATGCGCACGCTGGCTAACGAGATGGAAGCTGACTTGGCTGCTGAGGCATACACAAACGCATCACGCGCTTTCGGTACTGCTGGCACTACGCCTTTCGGTTCTAACTTCAGCGAAGTCGCCGAGTTGCGCCAGATTCTGGTTGACAACGGTATGCCTAGCAACGACGGTCAAGCATCTATGATTCTTGGCACGTTGGCTGGCACAAACCTGCGTCAATTGGCTCAGTTGCAAAAGGCTAACGAAGCTGGTGGTGTTGATATGTTGCGCCAAGGCGTTTTGCTTGACCTGCAAGGCCTGATGGTTAAAGAGTCTGCACAAGTGCAGTCACATACCAAAGGTACGGGCGCAAGCTACTTGGTGAACGACGCCTCTCACGCAATCGGTGACACCGTTATCGCTGCTGACGGCGGCACAGGCACCATCATCGCTGGTGACGTTGTAACCTTTAACGGTGACACCAACAAGTACGTCGTAAATACGGCGCTTGCAGGTGGTTCTTTCGCAATCGGCGCACCAGGCTCACGCATTGCGCTGGCTAACGACGCCGCAATCACCGTTGGCAACAGCTACGCCGCAAACGTGGCTTTCCACCGCACCGCGCTGGAAATCGCCATGCGCGCTCCTGCTGTACCCGATGGTGGCGACACAGCTACGGACGCAATGTTGATTCAAGACCCATTCACCGGCATGGTGTTTGAAGTCCGAGTCTACAAAGGCTACCGTAAGACCATGATTGAAGTCGCCGCATCTTGGGGCGTCAAAGCATGGAAGCCAGAGCACATCGCTGTGTTGTTGGGCTAAACCAAAATGGGGAGCCTCTTTCGGGGGGTTCCCCTTTTATTAGGATTGATTATGCGAGGAAAGAAAAATGCCGAAAGCACTCAAGCAGTACAAGAAGAAACCAGCCAAGCCAGCCAAGCCAATGCCAAAGCCGCCGAAAAAGTAAAGACGGTAAAGATGGTACGCGATGACGGCAAGACCGCTGACGTACACCCTGACGAAGTAGCAAATTACGCCCTTGGTGGCTATAAGAAGGCTTAAATCATGGCTTTGATTGTGGAAGACGGTTCGCTGGTAGCCAACGCAAACAGTTATATAACCCTTGCTGAATACAAAGCATGGGCGGATGCACGCGGCCTGACTTACTCAGCCGATGACACCACAGTCGAACAACAAATATTGCGTGCGATGGATTACCTAGAGCGCATCGCATACATTGGCAACAAGGCCAACGAAAACCAGTTCCTGCAATGGCCTCGCACCGAGGCGCAGATTGACGGCTACTACGCCGACGCAACCGAGATACCTAAAGAGGTTAAGACGGCGACCTACGAAGCAACGAAAGTACAGGCCGACGGTTACAGCCAGTTTGAGGTAGAAAGCCGCAAGACTAAGTCCGAGAGCATTGGCGATATTTCGGTGGTGTACGCTGACAACGCGGAAAACCGCACCATCACACCGGCGCTTACCTTTGCGCTGAGTAAGATTATTCAACCAGTAGGAATGGTCAGCCGTGTATAACTACTCGCTGTTAGCCGGTAATGCAACCGCCTTACTTCAAAAGTTTGGCAAGCAATATACGTTCACCCGCACGACAAATGGCGCTTACTCGCCATCTACGGGCACGACAAGCCAAACGACGGCGACCTTTGACAAATACGCTTGCGTCTTTGACTACACGACAAACGAGCGAGCAGCGCAAAGCATTGAGCAAAACGACCGCCGCCTGTTAGCAGAGGGTCACGCCTACGAGGTGGGCGACACCGTATCTATTGCAAGCGAGATATTCCGCGTGATAAGCGTATCCGAGATTAAGCCATCCGACGTGGTGGTGGCTTGCAACCTGCAAATACGCAAATGAGTTTCGCCAAAGACTTAGACAAGGCCACGCTAAACCTCAAGGGCTATACGGAAATAACCGTGCGCGGCATATTGTTTGACCTGACGCGCTTGATAATTAAAGCAAGCCCGGTGGACACCGGCAGGTTTCGCGGTAACTGGCAAGCGTCATTCGGCTCGCCAAAGGGCAGTAAATTACAGCGCAAAGACAAGTCTAAAGACGGGTCAAGCACCGCCGACCGCGCGGACAAGGTTATTGCCAATTTTGAAATGGGGCAGACGTTTTACCTGACGAACAATTTGCCTTACGCTCGACGCTTAGAATATGGTTCGCATAGTAAACAAGCCCCTAATGGATTCTTGCGTATCAACCTCATAGCTGTACAATCTATGTTGGCGAAAGCGAGTAAAAAATGAGCACATACTTCAACGACATACAGGCCGCATTAGACACGCGACTGGCATCCATTGCTGGTAGCCAGCCTATTGCTTGGCCTAATATCGAGTATGAGCCTACGGGTGGCACGACGTATTTGCGGCCTGCGTTTTTGCCAGCCGATACATTGCAAAGCGGATTAGGCTCAGAGGGTCTAGACCAGACAAACGGCATCTACCAAATAGATGTTGTTTACAAAGTTGGCTCAGGTCGAAGCAGTCTGGTGGACAGCGTTGCCGACCACTTCAAACGTGGTACTGTTGCCACCTATAATGGCGTGAACGTGCGGATTCGGTCTGTATCTATTGCGCCCGCAATCTTTGACGATGCTTGGCACTTTGTGCCGGTGTCTGTATCATTCCAAACATATACTGAAGCGAGGTAATTTATCATGGCTATTGCTAACGGCGCACAACACTCCCTGCACTACGTTGCAGAATCAACCTACGGCACAACGCCAGCGACCCCAACGTGGACGCCCGTGCCGCATACAGGCACATCCTTGGCGATGACCAAGGACGCCATCGAAAGCGAAAAGCTACGCGGCGACCGACAGATTGAGGACTTCCGCCACGGCAACAAGTCCATCGGCGGCGAGATTGGCTCCGAGTTGGAATACGCAGCGTTTGACGACTTGCTAGAGGCCGTCATGTGTGGCACTTGGTCAACCGATGTATTGAAGGCTGGCACTACCCGCCGTTCGTTTACGTTTGAGCGCAAGTTCGGCGACTTGGCTGTGCCTGAGTACCATCGCTACACCGGCTCCGAAATGAATAGCTTGGGCTTGGCGGTTGCGCCTAACTCAATGGTGACGGCTACATGGGGCGTGATTGGCAAGGACTTGTCGCTAAACACTACGCAAGTTGCGTCTAGCACTTACTCGGCTGACGGCGGCAATACCCCGTTTGATTCGTTCACCGGTGCAATCACCGAGGGCGGCTCAACTATCGCCACGGTCACGTCATTGGAACTGAGCATTGAGAACGGCATTGAGCCATTGTTCAGCGTCGGCTCATCTACGACTAACCGCCCAAGCATCGGCAAGTCACGCGCTACCGGCACATTGACCAGCTACTTTGACAGCAAAGCGCTGTACGAGAAGTTCATCAACGAGACCGCAAGCGAAATCGTGCTGACCCTGACAGACGTTGCGGGTAACAGCTACCAGATTGACATTCCAAACGTGAAGTACAACAGCGGACAGCCTGACGTATCAGGCGAGGGCGCGGTCACGGTGTCAATGGAGTTTGTTGCGCTGTACTCAAGCAGCGACGCATCACAAATTGTTATCACCCGTACGGACGCCTAAACATGGAATTAAACAGCCTACGCACAGTAGAAAGCCACGAAGCGGGCGCAGAGTGTAATATCCTCTCGCCCGTGGATGGGTCGCCTACCGATGTGTTCATCAAAATCAAAGGTTCTGACTCGAAAGAGTGGCGCAACGCCAAGAAGAACCAGACAAGCCAAATCATTGCGGCAAAAAGTGGCGGCAAAGATATTGACCTTGATTACGACAAGATGGACATTGACGCGCTGGTGGCTGTCACGATGGACTGGAGCGGCATCGTCGATAACGGCGAGCCGTACCCGTGCAACAAGAAAAACGCGCTCAAGCTGTACGCAGATTCACCGGCAATCGTTAGCCAGTTAATCGACTTCCTGACGCGCAGGGCAAATTTTACGACCGGCTAATTGATGAGTTTATAAGCTACGGGCGGTGGTGTTTTTGGATAAACGACCGCGCCGAAGGCTCAAAGATTAGCCGATACGAAGCCCTGCAACAGGTAGCCAAAAGCCGAGGGTCTACGCCAGCCGAGTTAGCTAATGCGCCCAAGTTAAGGTCTGAGCATAACGACTGTTGGAATGTGTACACCAGCCTGACTGATTACACTTACAATGAGATGCACCGATACATGGAACTAACGGGTAACCGTCTAGATGCTTGGGAAGTCGAGGCCGTGATGGGCTTGGCTAAATATAGGAACGCAGAACCAACATGGCCACCGAAGTAGCAACCCTCACACTTAAAGCCGATACGTCAGACCTAACTCGCGCTGAAACAGCGCTAGACGGCGTTACTCAGTCTGGCAAAAAGACCGCGAGCGCAATAGAAAAGCTAGCAAAAGAAAACAGGGATTTATCGGTTTCTGCAAGGGAGACCAAAAAGCAAATTGAGGCTTTGAATAAAGAAGCCCGCGAATCACAAGCCCGTTTTAACTCATTAGAGAAGGAATTTAAACAGGTAAAAGCGGCTAATGATTCGCTGTCGGCGTCATTGAAAAACGCCAAGAATGAAAATGAAAACTTTAGCAATTCTAGCAAAAAAACATCGGACTCTGTTCGCAAGCTACGCAGCACGGCTGGTCAGTTAGGTTTCCAAGTACAAGATATTGCGGTTCAGTTGCAGTCGGGCACAAACGCCATGATTGTGTTTGGTCAGCAGGGTTCGCAAATCGCTGGTGCGTTTGGTCCGGGCGGTGCTATCGTCGGTGCGGTTATCGCCGTGGGCGCTGCGGTTGGAACGGCTTTGGTGGCGCATTTTAGCAATGGCACAGAAGCGGCAAAAGACTTCAAAAAAGAAATAGACGAACTTACTGAGGGCTTTGATAAATTAGGTGATGCTGCCCGAACTGTCGCCATTCGTGAGACCTTCGAAGACATAGAAAAGGCCGAGGAAAAAATACAAAAGACTAGGGTCGCATTAGAAGAAGCAAACAAAGCGCTACGCGACCCTGCCGCACTTGAAGCGGCTAATATGCTGAACCCCTACGTCGATATGCTTGTCGAGGCTAGGATAAAACAACAAAATTTAGCATTAGCAGAAGAAAAACAAGCTGCCGCGCTAGAAGCCCTCAGAGAAAAGTACGACCTAATCATCGGCGTAAAAAAAGAGGAAGATAAGGACGCTAAGCGCCGCCTTGAAGACATTACCCGGTACGTTGAGCGCCTGAAAGAGCAAGCCGCAACGCTTGGCCTAAATACGATTGAACTTGCACGCTATAAGGCCGTGCAGATGGGCGCTAACGCAGAGCAGTTAAAGTCGATAATGCTATCAGCCGAGGCAATCAAAAAATACCAAGAAGAAGTAGAAGCGGCTAAACTTTTAGCGGCAACCAAAAAGCGGAATGAGGCCGAAGACAAAGCCAGAACCAAAGCAAGGGAAGCCGACCAAAGTAATTTAGACCGCTGGTTTGCTAACTTTTATAAAGCCGAGGGAAAGAAAGCCGATGCCGAGCAAGCGAGCATTGACCAGCGTGCCGTACAGATTGCCGAAAGCCTAATGTCCGAGGAGGAGCAGATTCGCCTCTCATACGAACGGCGCTCGCAAACCATTCTGGACAGCACCCTGCTAACCGGTCAGCAAGTAAACGAAGCGATGGCGGCTCTGGAGTTGGAGCGTCAAGACAAGTTGCGGGCAATCAAAGACAAGTCCGCTGCCGAAGACCGCGAGCGTGCCGCGCAAACTACAACTCAGTTGTTGGCCTTTGAAGACGTATTGATGAAGGGCAAGAGCGAAAAGCAAAAGACGGCCTACCGCCTTGCTGTAAACCTTGCCAGCGCCGAGAAGCGACAGAACGCGGCTAAGATTGTGTCTGACTCATACGCGGCGGCTATGGGCGCATATAAAGCGTTGGCGGGCATCCCTATCATTGGTCCAGCCTTGGGTGCTGGCGCTGCGGCCTTGATTCTTGGCGCTGGTGTAAGTTACGCGGCTAAGTCGCTAACAGGCCGTGCGCTAGGCGGTCAGGTGCGTGATGGCGAGTCTTACGTTGTCGGCGAACGTGGTCCAGAGGTGCTAACGATGAACGGTGGCGGCGGTCGCATCATCCCTAACGATAAATTGCGTGGCGACAGCGGTAAGACCATTAACCAGCAAGCTAACGTCACGTTTCAAATCAGCACGGTTGATGCGGAGAGTTTTGACGATTTGCTGGACTCGCGCCGTGGGCAGATTATCAACATGATTAACACCGCCTTGAATGAGTCGGGCAAGGGAGCACTCGCATAATGGCTGGCACATACCCATCAACGCCTGAGTTTCAGGCTATCAACCTAAAGAGCACGCACAACAACCTAAAAAGCACCACGATTAGCGGGCGCACTCAGGTTCGGACTATTGGCGGGCAGAAGTGGGAATTTAGCGCCAAGTACAACCCGATGACGCGTGCTGAGTTTCAACCCGTATTTGCGTTTGTAACGTCTCAGCAGGGTTCGCTTGGCACGTTCACTATCGTACCGCCCGTAATAGGCTCTACAAGCGGCACAGCGACTGGTACGGCGTTAGTCAATGGGGCAACCAGCGCAGGCGCTACAAGCGTGCCTGTGGACGGTTTTACGGGCACTATCAAGGCGGGCGACTTTGTGAAGTTCGGGCACAACAAGGTGTACATGGTCACGGCTGACATCGATGGCGCTGGCAACCTTAGCATCGAACCTGCATTGATTGTGGACGTTAGCGATGACGAGGCGATGACCTACAACGATGTTGCGTTCACGATGCGCTTGCGTAACGACGTACAGCAGTACGGACTCAGTCGGTTTGAATATTACACCTACGAGGTAGACATGGAGGAGGTGCTGTAATGACGCGCTCCATAAATGCGGCAACGATTACGGCATTACAGTCCGATGCCATGCGGCTTTGCCACTTGGTGCAGATTGACTTTCCTACGGTCATCAAAGTGACGGACAATTTTCACGCGGTTGATTTTGGCGGTGATGACTTTGAACCTGTTGGGCATTTGCTACAAATCGGGCAACCTCAAGAAACGCAAGAGTTGCGCGTCGGAACGGTGGGCATCACGTTGTCTGGCGTTGACCAAGCGTATATATCGATATTCCTAAACCAGACGTATATCAACCGTCGGGTGCGTATTTGGAAAGCCGTGCTAGATGATGCGGGCGCTATTATTGGCGACGCGATTATTACTTTTGACGGGCAAGTAACAGGCTACGGCATACAGGATAGCGATAACTCATCAAAAATTAACTTGTCTTGTGCATCGCATTGGGCTGACTTTAGCCGCAAGGCTGGGCGGTTAACCAACACCAACTCACAGCAATACTTTTTCCCGACTGATACGGGGTTCCAATATGCCGCCAATAGCATCAAGGATATAAAATGGGGCAAGGCATAGTCATGCCAACTACTAAAGAGGTGGCATAGTGGGATTTAGTTTAAAAAGTTTAAACCCATTCCGGGCGGCTAAGAAGGTTGTCAAGGCCGTTGTTAACGTCGTTAAATCGGTTGTCGGCGACGTAATATCTTGGCTAATTGACATCGATGCGCCGGACGTACCCAATACAGAAGCCGAGGCTCGCGGTGCGTTAGTAAACAAGCAATCAAACATTGAGCAAATACCCGTCATCTACGGGACGCGCCGCGTCGGTGGCACTACCGTGTTTGTGGAAACAAGTGGCGGCAGCAATACTTATTTGTATATTTGCTTGGTTCTGGGCGAGGGCGAGGTGCAAGCAATCGGCAACATCTACATCGATGACGTTCTGCTGGTGTCCGGTAGCCGCCATTTCAACTATGTAGTGGTGGATAAAAAGCTAGGCACAAACGACCAAGCCGCAAGCACTACATTAACCGCTGCGCCGAGTTGGGGTAGCACAGATAAGCTAAGTGGCGTTGCGTACCTTGGCGTGCGCCTAACCTATAACGCCGACGTGTTTAGTGGCATCCCAACAATTACCGCTGACGTACAAGGCCGTAAGGTATATGACCCGCGCACAAGCACGACGGCTTACTCAAGCAACCCTGCACTATGCTTGCGCGACTACTTGACCAATACGCGCTATGGCAAGGGCTTGCCAGCATCGGTTATTGATGACGTTACATTTAGCGCTGCGGCAAATGACTGCGACGTAGATGTTGACTCATACGACGGTGGCGCAAGCGTTAAGGCGTTTTCCTGCAATGCGGTTATCCTGACTGATAAGACGCTATTCAATAACGTCAAGGTGATTTTGTCGGGTATGCAAGGCATCATGCCGTTTCAGAATGGTCAATACCGTTTGTTCGTAGAGAAGGATAAGGCATCTACCTTTGCTTTCACGACAGACAACATGATTGGCGGCTTTTCAATGGCTGGTTCGGGCAAGTCATCGAAGTTTAATAAAGTGACTGCCAAGTTCATCAACCCTGATGCGAACTGGCAACCTGACTCGGTTATATGGCCTGATGCGGCAAGTGCTGACGCAACTCAATACCTAACCGAAGACTCCAACATTGAGTTAGCAACCGAAGTCAACCTGACCACGGTTACAAACTACTACCAAGCCCGCAACATTGCCAAGACGGTTGTGCTGGCCTCACGCTTGGCTGGTATTCGCTTGGATATTACGGCTACGTCTGAGGCGCTTAATTGCGTGGTGGGCGATATTGTCACGGTTACACATCCGACGCCCGGATGGAGCGCTAAAGAGTTTAGGGTCTCGGGGCTTGCGCTAAATTACGACGGCACGGTATCGGTGGCTTTGATTGAACACATTGCCGCCGTCTACCCGTGGGTGCAAGACAAGGTACAACCAGTTAGTGCGCAATCTAATTTGCCTGACCCGTTTGATATAGTTGCGCCGGTTCTATTTGTTACTGACGATTTGCGCGCCTACAACGAAGACGTTACCTCGGTTTTATTCGCCACGGTATCCACCACCAATAGTTTCGTTACCAATTTCGAGGTGCAATCCAAGCTGGAAGGCACGACCGACTGGATAAACATGGGGCAAGCTGGTGGCGGGTTCTTTGAACAAACCAACGTGCAAGATGGTCGCACTTATTCGGTACGGGCGCGCACGCTAAACACGCTTGGAGTGCGTTCGGCTTGGAATACGGTTGACCATCAAGTGGTCGGCAAGACAGCGCCGCCATCCGACGTTACAAACCTAACCGGCAACCTTATCGGCAATCAGTACCTGCTGACATGGGACGCTGTGCCTGACCTTGATTTGTCTTACTACCGCGTGCGCTATGCGTCACCAGATAGCGGTGGTAACTATGAGAACTCGGTTTCACTTGTGCCTAAGGTTTCCCGCCCTGCTACGTCGGTATTTGTTGCCGCGCGTAGCGGAACCTACTTTGTAAAAGCCGTGGATAAGCTGGGGCTGGCCTCGCTGAACCCAACGACCATTGTGCTCGATAGCAACATCAGCGCGGTCGAGGCGTTAAACGTGGTGACAACCATCAACGAAGCGCCTGACTTTAACGGCACGTTTGACGATACGGTAGAGTTGGATGATGACGACGCCTTGGTGCTAAACACCAGCCTGTTGTTTGACGCGCTTACGGGTAATTTTGACGATGCTCAGGGCTTATTCGATGGCGGCTCAGGCAACGTAGATGCAAGCGGGTTTTACTACTTTGCCAATACGCTTGACCTTGGGCAAGTTTATATCGCTCGATGCACAGCGAATATCTCAAGCATCCGCGTGGATTACGTTTCCTTGTTTGACGCCGCCGCTGGCAACTTTGATAGCCGAGCCGGTGACTTTGATGGCGACGTAAACGCCTTTGACGATACCGACGTGCAAATTGAGGCTCGCATTACCGAGGACGACCCCGCTGGTACGCCTACATGGTCAGCGTGGCAATCGTTCTCAGTTACTGACCTCAAGGCTCGCGCAATCGAGTTTCGCGCCAAGCTAACAACAACCGATGACCAGGCCACGCCAAAGGTTACGCAATTAAGTGTGACGGTTGACATGGCAGACCGAACCGAGTCAGGCGACGATATAGTATCTGGGGCTGGCGCTAAAGTAATTACGTTTACCCGTGGGTTTCGGGCTACACCGGCAATCGGTATCGGGGCGCAGGATATGCAGACGGGCGACTACTATGAAATCACCTCAAAGTCGCGCACGGGGTTTACAATAACCTTTAAAAATTCATCTGATACGGCAATTAGCCGGAGTTTTGATTATGTAGCCAAAGGCTACGGAGTGGAGTTATAAGTATGTCCCAGCACGATATGAACATTGCGAACCAAGGTTTCCCAGCCTTTCGCGCAGACCTAAACAACGCACTCGCTGCCCTTGCTAGTACATCGGCTGCTGACACCGAGCCAAGCACCATATTTGCCAACCAGCTATGGATGGACACCGCGAACAACATCCTAAAGGTTCGCAACGAGGCTGATGACGCATGGATTAACCTTGCCACGTTTGACCAAACAACCAACGCGGTCACATACATCGATGGGGTGGAGTTAGCCAAGGTCATCGTAAGCGATGCCGTGCAGACGTTTACAGCCGCCCAACGCGGTGCTGTTGCTACGCTATCCGAGACCGCCACAATCGCGGTTGACTTGGCATTGAGTAACAACTTCACGGTTACGCTTACAGGCACGGCGACAGCCGTAGGCGCACCAACTAATGCGGTGGCTGGTCAGAGTGGCTCAATCTTTATCGTGCAAGATGCGGGTGGCGGCAATATTCTTAGTTGGAATACAGCGTGGAAGTGGGCTGGTGGTACTGCGCCTACCCTGAGCACGGCTGGTGACGCTGTTGACCGTGTTGACTACATTGTCAAAGGTGCAAGCGAGATACAAGCCGTGTGGACTGGAGGTTACGCAGGATGAGCATTATTGGTTCAAACATCCTAGCGGGTGCATCGGGTCAAGTTGGTGGTGGTGCTGGCTACACTATTGAGAACTCCCTGCGCTTACGGTCAAGTGCGTCTGCTTATTTGAATAGGACTTTTGCATCCGCTGGAAACCGCAAGACATGGACGTGGAGTGCTTGGGTAAAACGTGGGGCACTTGGTGGAAATCAAGCGCTTTTTGAAGGTGGATGGGCAACAACTCCTTGGCTTTTCTTTGGATTTATTAGTGACAATTTTTACTTCTCGACTACGGCTGGTGTCAGTGCCGCAGGTGAATTAAAAACTAATGCAGTATATCGTGACCCCTCTGCTTGGTATCACATTGTCATTAAAGTAGATACGACACAAGCAACGGCATCAAATAGGGTTGGAATTTATGTGAATGGGGTTTTGCAGACAATTCAAGTGGCAAACTATCCGTCACAAAATACAGATTTACAAGTCAACAATTCTGTTGCTCACCAACTTGGCGGGTATTCAACTTTAAATTTTGACGGATACATAACCGAAGTCAACTTCATTGACGGTCAACAACTAGACCCATCATCCTTTGGCGAGTACAACGAAGACACAGGCGTATGGCAACCTACCGAATACGAAGGCACATACGGCACTAACGGCTTCTACCTGCCCTTCAGCGATGCAACTAACACGACAACGCTGGCGGCTGATGCAAGTGGCAACGGCAACGACTGGACACCTAACAACATTTCGTTGACCTCTGGTGTTACTTACGACAGCATGACAGACACACCCACGCCTTATGCGGACGGTGGAAATTATGCTGTGTTGAATCCGTTGCATAAATCCGCTAACGCAACTGTGTCAGATGCAAATCTAAAGATTCGTTCTGCCGTCACAGGACAAAACAACTTTGCAATAGCAACAATTACATTACCAACAGACAAAGTTTATTTTGAGGTTACGGCTGGTAATAATACTGGTGCAATAGTAGTTTGTGAAGTGGGCTTAGTAGTACCTACAACGCAATCCTTTGCTGGAACAAACAGCGGTATTCAATGTGTCAACGGCGGTTTAAACAAGATTGTTAATGGTGTATATACCTCAATTGGTGGTGGTCTTACTACTGGGACGGTACTTGGTTTTGCTTACGATTTAGTCAATGGATTGATGACCATTTACAGAGATGGCACCGCCGTTGCAACCGACGAAACGATACCAACAACATTTAGGGCGGTTCTTGCTAGTGTTTACAGGGATACTGCAAACGATGTCGGATGGGAGTTCAACTTTGGTCAACGCCCATTCGCCTACACACCACCCACAGGCTTCTTGCCTTTGCACGCGGGTAACTTGCCAGACTCGACGATTGTTAGCGGAGATGACTACTTCAAGACATATTTGTACATTGGCAACGGTGGTGGTTTGCAGGTGGGTGAGATTCAGAAACCGTTTACAACTTATGAAGTTTCAAACAGTTTACGCCTAAGAAGTTCTGCGTCTGCTTATTTGAATAGGACTCCTGCAACCGCTGGAACAAGAACCAAGTTTACTTTTTCTGCTTGGGTTAAACGGGGGCAATTAGGAACTAGACAAAGCATTACGGCAGTTCGCCAAGGAACTTCAGATTATTTTATTTTAGAATTTCAAGCTAATGACACATTGAATCTAATAAGCACAACGAGTGGCGCAGTAAACACAAACCTGATTACATCACAAGTTTTCCGCGACCCGTCTGCTTGGTATCACGTTGTATTTACTTATGATAGCACTCCAGCTACGCCAAATGCTTCTAGCGTGTATTTATCTATAAATGGAACAAAAGTAACATCTTTATCAACAGCAACTTATCCAAGTCAAAATACTAATATTTATTATAATGTGTCTAGCGTCGAGCATGATATTGGACGGTTGGGTAATTTAACTTTTTACTTAGATGGGTATTTAGCTGAACTTAATAATATTGACGGTCAAGCCTTAACCCCATCAGACTTTGGCGACTACGATGGTAACAACTACTGGGTTCCTAAAGCCTACACAGGCACCTACGGAACCAACGGTTTTTACTTGGACTTCAGCGACACGACAAGTACGGCTACCTTGGTTGCAGACCAAAGTGGTGCGGGTAATGATTGGACTCCAAACAACATTAGCCTAACCGCTGGTGCGACCTATGACAGCATGGTGGACTCGCCTACGCCTTATGCGGATGCTGGAAATTACTGCACATTAGACCCACTTTTTGGTAGGGCTGATGCTGGTGGCGCTTACGGGACAACAAATGGTAACTTAACTGGAGCCAACATCGGTGCTGGTGGTTGGGCTATGCTAGGCTCAACTATGTTTATTCCAGCCGCATCTGGAAAATATTATTTTGAATGTACCGTAGGAGCAGCCCCACAAACGATGTCCGTTGGTGTTCAAAAAGCAGGTACTCCTTTTGCCGCACCTTACATTGTCGGGTACGCAGGAGATGCAAACGGCTATTCGTATGCGAATGACGGATATAAGTTTAACAACGGGAGTTCGGCTTACGGCACTACTGCCACAGTTGGTGATGTTATTGGTGTAGCGATTGATGCCTCTGGCGCAACATCGTCTATTGAGTTTTATAAAAATGGCACTTCGATGGGGGTAGCTTTTACGGGGATTAGTGGTGGTTTGATGCCTGCCTTATCGACTACCGCAGGAGCGGGGAACTGCAATATGAACTTCGGTCAACGCCCATTTGCATATACACCGCCAACGGACTTCAAGACACTTAACAGCTTCAACATTCCTGAAGTAACTGATGACTTGGAAACGCCTGACTTGGTGTGGATTAAGTCAAGAAGTGCGGCGCAAAGCCATACTCTGTTTGATAGTGTGCGTGGTGTACATAATTACTTAGAGTCCGACGATACGGCGATTGAGGCAACGGATGTTAACTCTTTGCTTCAGTTCAACAAGAACGGATTCCTGTTAGGGGCTAGCGCGGCTGTTAACACTTCTGGTAATACTTACGCTGGTTGGGGTTGGAAAGCTGGTACAGCCTTTAGCAATGACGCAGGAACAAACGGCGCAACCATTGCAAGCGTGGGGTCGGTGAATCAAGACGCTGGTTTCTCGATTGTGACTTATACGGGTAATGGGACTTCTGGTGCTACTGTTAGCCACGGCTTGAGTGTTGCTCCATCTTTGATTCTGCCAAAAGTAACGTCAAGGTCTGGAGACAATTGGCACTGTTATCACAGCGCATTGGGTGGAACTAAAGGAATTATTTTAAACGTACCGAATAAAGAAGCTACTGACGCAGGGTTTTGGAATAACACAAACCCATCAAGTAGTGTATTTACACTTGGAACATATAACGTTTTCAGCGAGCAGGACTATGTAGCCTACTGTTTCGCCGAAGTAGAAGGGTATAGCAAGTTCGGTAGCTACACGGGTAATGGGCTTACTGACGGGATTTTTGTGCATCTGGGATTTAAGCCAAAGTTTATTTTAGTGAAATGTTCTAGTAACGCTTTTGACTGGCACATTACAGATACAAGTCGCTCAACATATAACCAAGCAGACACAGTATTGTTTCCTAACTTACCTAACCAAGAAGCTAATGGCACTGGGTATTACTATGATATTTTGTCCAACGGATTTAAATGTCGAAACCTTGGAGCCGCCACAAACGGTAGTGGCTATACATACATCTACATGGCCTTTGCCGAAAATCCATTCAAGAACTCACTCGCACGATAAGGAAACATATGTACAAAGTAAACAACAAACCACTCCCACTCGACCGTGCCTTCACGCTGGGTGACATTCAATACCCTGCAAACTGGCTACGCAGGTCAACAGCTATTGCACGACTAGCCTTGGGTATTACATGGGAAACTGAACCAACCCGTGCCGATGACCGCTTCTACTGGTCAGGCGACATCACTAACCCCAAGGCATTGGAAGACCGTGAG